GATAGCCAAATCTTTGGTTTGTACTCTCTAAGCACCTTCTCTGCACCTCCTAGCACCCTCCATTCACTACCCTCTACGTCCAATGAAATAGCGGTAGGTGGTTTAATTCCATGATCATATACACAAGAATCTATAGTGATTTGCCCATAGGTATCTCCTTCAAGATACAATTCTTTAAATCCATGTGCTGCTTCAATTACATCATTAACTTCTGGGGGCCATTCGTTATAATATATTCTTGCAAGATCATTTATCTTATCAGATGCAAATCCAGGAATACACACCATTGGTAGGCTTAAATTGTTTGCAGTCCATGTTGCAGGAAAGTGCGACCAAACTTTAGGATTTGGCTCAAATAAAACTACTTCTGCCCCCCACATTTGACACAGCGCTGGAAACTCTCCTTCTTCAGCACCAACGTAGTAAACAACATCTCCAGTACTAATGTTCTCAGACATATGCTTTAGTCTAGGCTTTTCCCATCCTTGTGACTTATACCAATCAGGTCTATCTGCACGGTGTTTAGGCAGTATCATTTCAAACTCTCCGTTTAAAACTGCTTTAACCATTTCTGTCATTTTTTTAGCCATTCCATTAGCGATACCTTTGGCACCCATCCAGTTAAATCTTTAAACTTTTGATTTGATGCAAGAGTTTCTTGCACTTCCCCAATTCTTGACGGGATAAACTTAATATCATTTGAAATCATATTAGCAATATCAATTATAGAGTAGTTACTTCCATACCCAATGTTATATACTTCACCAAATCCATCTTTAACTTCAGATGCAAGGATGTTTGCTTCTACTACGTCTGATATGTGTGTAAAATCTCTTCGTTGAGATCCATCTCCAACTACTGTTAGTGGCTTTGACTCATGATATTGTTTTAAGAATAGTCCTATTACTGGAGCATACTGTCCTTTTAATGGCTGCCTATCGCCATAAACATTGAAGTATCTAAGCGATATAGTCTCAAGACCATAAAGATTATAATAAACTCTTGCAAGGTTTTCACCAAAAACTTTAGCAGCAGAGTATGGTGTTAGTGGGTCAGATGGCTGTGTTTCTATGTTTGGAAGTATTGCCTTCTTGCCATAGGCAGAGGATGTACTAGAATAGATTAGCCTACCTATATTGTTGACCCTACAAAGTTCAAGAACATTGGCTGTTCCTACTGCGTTTGACTGAATAGATTTTTTAGGATTTAGTATTGCTGGCTGTATTCTTGCATCAGATGCAACGTGAAATACGCAGTCAATATCCTTAAAGAGTGGAGCAATTAGATCATAGTCACAAATATCATACTTATAATTTTGTGCTTGATCATTCCAATAGAATTGCTCATGACATTCTGCAGACTCATCATCAATACAAATAACATCATGGCCAAGACTAATTAACTTATCAACAAGATTTGACCCAATAAATCCAGCACCACCTGTAACTATACAGTTCATTTTATTTTTAACTCACTCATAATGGCTTCCCATCTATGGATGTATGTATGATCTTTCTTAGTTCTTTCGTGACCATTTACTCTAATTTGTTCTCTTTCAAGATTAGCAATAAGATAATGATCTATCTTGTTTTTTAGATCTTCAAGATTACCATGTTCATAAAATACAATGTCATTGCCATCTTCAAAGTATTCTTCAAGCCCAACAATGCGAGGGTAGATAGTGAATCCACCACGACCAGTAGATTCAAACAACCTGTCACTAGTATAGTAAGGATAGTTAAAGTTAATGTTAAGACTATCTCCAACGGCTACCTTGCTCTGTGCGTATATCTTATTTAACTCATCACCACGCACAGTTCCAGTATCTCCATCACCACCAACATGAAGGAATCTATCTCCGTATGTCTTTCTTAAAAAGTCTATCAAGTCTGAGCGATACTTGTGTTCATGGTGATATCTTTTACTACCAACAAAAATAACATCATATTTAAATTTATCTGGGTTATAGGCTTCATGAATATAACATTCTTTATCATAAACTCCTGCAGGAATAAAGTGTCCTTTTACCTGTGTATTTTCGTTAAACCAGTCAGCCATCAACTTGTCTACTGTAAAGAAGTGACCAATTGTTTTATAAAAGTTATCTTCTTGCAGATCTTTCTGGCGATCAAGACCAAACCATAGGTCAAGGTGGTAGGTAATTGTCTGCACACCTGCCTGCTTTAGTTGAAGCAAAACGTTATCCATCGTAATCCTGCCAGTTGTTTCCCATCCATGAGTATGTACCCAGATAAATAGGTCTGAGTTAAGTGCTTGGTCAAGAATTACGTGGCTCTTTGCTTTCTGTTCTTGCAATTTAACAACGGTATGTCCAAGAGACTCAAGACTCTTAGCATGATGATTCTCACTACTATAAGAAACCTCAAAGTTTCCTAGAAAAACAATTTTAGCCAACGAATTACCCCTTTTAGTTTCATTCTATTATAGCATCTTTGTGCCCCTGGCAGGAATTGAACCTGCGACACATGGCTTAGAAGTCCATTGTTCTATCCACTGAACTACAGAGGCGTACACCAGGTAGGACTTGAACCTACGATAACCGAATTATGAGTTCGGGGCCTTAACCAACTTGGCTACTGGTGCTGGTTTTATTTCTTTGGTTTAGGCTTAGGTATTCTATCTTTAATTAATTCAATAACTGAATCAATACCCTCAGCATATGCCATTGCATCATCTTTAGCCCACATTAGTTCACCAGTATCTTTATGAAAACTAGATCCACGATAAACTAAATAATCATTCTTAGTTTTTTCAAACAATTCTATTAGTTGTTTGCGCTCTGCTGCAATGGACTTTGAGCATCCACTACATGGACACAGCCAGTCACCACGAGCAGGAGTTTGGTTTGGATCAGCCACCTATCAATACTCCTAACAACACGCCAATCAAAAACATACCAAGGCCAATTGTCCAGTGGTATGACTTCATCATGTAGTCTTTAATAATTTTATCACGCACTTCATTAGGTACATCATATTTGTTTTCCATAGTAACTACTCCACTGGCTGTCTTGGAATCATCATACTACATTTTTCACAATGGTCATATAACAACCCAGTAAATGGACAGGCACCACCATAAGTTAGTTTATGACCACTTATCTTACATTTAAAAAACTTAAGAATATTCATAATCATTTGATTTCGTTTTGTCCTCTCGCAATAGCAGCAGATATCGTAAATGCTTTTTGTGTACGACGGGACTTATTCAAACCTTTTGCTGCCCAAAGATCAGATGTAGCAAGGATATCAACTGCTATCTGCTCTCTAATTTCTTTTACAGTAAATACAATAAAGTCCCATACCTGTTTCTTCTGCTCGTCTGTAAGTTCCTCTGTCCAGTTACTCATCTGATTCCCCCTCAAATTCTTTTAGTGCGTTCTTGTTTTTAAAACAGTTGTTACAATCTCCACCGACTAATCTAGACCCACAATCTATACAAAACATATTAGTCTCTGCTTCCATCCCAATCGCCAATTTTTGTAGTTGAGATTCCGTTCTCAAACCATAGCCTCAGTACTGCTGGATTATCGTCAACAGCATGCACAACATTCCATTGCTTCTTAATCTTAGCAAGAATCTCACTCTTTACTTCGTAGTCAGGTCTAAAGTCTCCATCTTTACGCATGTACAAAGCATGGTGTCCAATATCATTTTTTGCTAGCCAGTATGAGGTAATGCCACGCCAGTATTCATTGCGAGAAGTAACAACGATAACATGATTCTGATCAAAGAAGGTTCTGTTAACCATCTCAACTACTTCTTGGTTTGGTTCAGCATTAACTGATTCAGAATGAAACTTATCGTAATCCTTCTTAAAGTCAGGACTGTTATTTATATTTCTAATGTGGTATAGGTACGGCTCAACGTTTGCTAGAGTACCGTCAACATCAAATATAACTGCTTTATGCATTTTTTAAAACCTTTACTATGTCGTGGAACTTGTCAAAGTCACAAACATTTCTGCCAAAGTTAGCAAACCTAGTTGTGATAACAATATTCTCTTTTGTATAATCTCCGTTTACATCAATCTTATCTATACTAGGACACATAGGGTGCTTTGGCATCCAGTCGGGATGTGACTTATATAGTAGTTCTAAGTCTAAGTCTACACCAAACCAATAGCATTTGCCAAGTTGTCTGTCCCAAATCTCTCTCAACTCCTCTGGTGTTACGTAAATTTTGGCGGGGATCCATTGATGCTGATTAGGACCAGATACACCGCCTACACTAGAGCCTTTACCTTCCATTCTACGCTTATTGGTAGAAGAGTTTATGACATTCCAATTACCCTCAGAGTCTTGGCGCACACCATTTGATAGGATAGTTGACCATAACTTTTTAAAGTAATCACGACTCATCTTTTCTCCAGTGTATAAATGATTTAACATAGACTATTCCATAGGCTAGTGCTGCAAATATAAATCCATACTGCTTTGTTGTGAGGGCATAAATAATCCAAAGAACTTCATTTACGCATAGGACTAGCCATCCCCAGATAGTCTTACGACCAACAAGGAATATTCCAGAAACGCCTATACAGGCTAGTACCCACGACCACATATTACTTTGAAGACTCTAATGGCATTACCACTTCGCAGGGGCATATGATTGATTCTGGTAACTCGTGAACCTTAGTATTAATAATAATAGAGGTTTTGCAGTCTGGACACTTATAAGTATTTTTCATATATTCAGTATATCAAACTTTGCCCTTAGATGCAACTGTGGTATGATTGAATTATGTGTGAAAAATGTGGATCATTATTAATACCAATAGTCTATGGACAGGTTAACCCTGTTTTATTAGATATGGCAAGATATGGTCGTGTTATTATTGGTGATGATGGTGCTATTGATAGGCCAACATTTTATTGTGCTACTTGTACTGAGGCTTTCTAACTATATTATTAGTTATTCTTCAACTGGCATTTGTTCAAAGACTGTGCCATCATATCCTAAACCAATAACAGGTGTATTATCTTTTGTATATTCATACTCTACACATGTTTTTTCTGATACAGATTCTGCTATTTCTAAAGATTCTGCAACAATAACATTAATTACAGTTCCATCTTCAATTACCGCATAATTCTTCATTATCCACCTACCTGTGCTCTTGTGTATCTTATAATAAATGTTCCAGATCCTCCAGAACCACCATCATTTGAGTAGTATCCACCATTACCACCCTTTCCTGATCCTGCTGGACCAGATGCACCAGTGCTTACTTGGTTTCCTGCACTATACTGAGATAAACCATTCTGAGCATAAGTAGTTCCATTTACCCAAGTATATCCACCACCACCGTTTGCGTTTCCACCGCCACCACCACCAGCGCTAAATCCAAGAGCAGTAGTTGTTCCACCAGCGCTACCATTTCCGCCACCGCCACCACCGACGCTAATTGCATAAGTTGCTGGTGTTCTTGTTAATGCTAGACCTTGTGTAACGCCACCACCTGAACCACCGTTACCAGC